TTCTGGTTTTTCAGCAAATTGACCTAGCGGTCCTTGTTTTAACATCATAACTTGTCTTTGCATTTGTGATGCAGCCTCTTGACTTTTTGAGGCTTCATCAAGGGTAACAATTCTTCCAAATTGTTGTTTCATTTGTTTCTTGACCATATCCATAACTTGATCCATTTTACCTTCACGCATCATTTTTTCAATTTGAAATCCTCCCATTAATCCGCCAGCACCACCAGATTGTGCTGATAAAAATGCTTTTTGAGCAATATTCATTCCTCCAAGAGCCTCTGTCATATTTTTAACTATATCTAATGCAGCTGCACCACTAATACCTGTTGATTTTAACGCCTCTACATAAGTAAGAAACATTTTAGACGCACCTTCAGTATTATCACCTACTAGTTTAAATCTATCAGCCACGCCCTTTAATGCACCCTGCATCTTATCAAGTGGCACTGCAAGGGCACCAGATAGCTCTGTCATTCTAGCAGAAAATGTTAATGCCTTTTCGCCAGACATATTATATTCTACCATTGAATGTTTCATTTCTTGAATAACTTCTGATTGATCTCTGCCAGTGCCACTTGCAACTTGGAGTGCGGCGGTTAATAAATGCTGCCCGCCTACTAGCTGATCAAGACTATTTTTACCATCAATCATAACTTTTGGTATTTGAGCAAATTCATGCCAATATTTTGCAACCTGTCCAACACCAAACCCAGTTGCATCTGAAACATTTCCAAAAAATTCAGCTTGTTTTTGTAATGTGGCATTCATTCCCTCCATCCCATCACCAGCTGCCTTATAAAGATCTGGTAAAGTGCCAGCTTTACCGGCAGCTTGAATCATAGCATTTTGCAGCCTAGCCGCATTATCTGCGCTAGTAGCAAATGCATTTATGGCGGCTTTGGCTTGTTCAATGCCTGCGGCGCCTTTAGAAAAAGCTGCAACTACACTAGCAGGCAATAATGCCCTTGCTACAGAATCTAATTTTCCTGGAGCCATTTTTGAAATCTGATCTATTGTCCCAGAAAGAGTATTTAACCCAGTAACACTAACACCACTAAATTCGTGAAATCTTGTTTGGACACCAAATAATACTGTACTTAATCCAGCAAACGCTTCACGTTGAGCTTCAGTAATTTTAATATTACCTTGCTGATCTTTAGAGAAAATATTTAATTTTGCAGTTATTTCAGAAAACGCGTTCCTATTAGTTTCAAGATGTTGCTGTAGACCAGTTAAAGACGTTCCAAGATTAGTATTAACATCAAGTTGGCGTAATGTGGCATTAGTACTTTGCTCAGTCGCATCTTTACTTAAACGTTGACCCTCAATATAAGCTTTTTGTGCAGCCAATTGCTCTAGAGTATATACTGTCACTGGTGGATCTGCCATTTAATTATCCTTTTACTATTTTATGACGTCTTCTTTTATTTGGTTTGACTTTTTCTAAATCAAGTTTTAGATTCATTTCTCTAACCATTCTGGTTGACTCTTCAAATTCCGCATCATCTGACATATGTTTATTGCCAGTCCCTATCAATTCTTTAACTGCTTCTGGATTTGAAAACGATGCTAATAGATATGCGTGATTTTTAGCAAGTTCTGCTAGATCTTGATGATCTGCCAACCAGTTTTCAAACATCCAAATTTTATGAACCGGATCCATCTCGGTTATTCGCGGATCATCTGGAAGGCATTTAAAAATTTCTTTGCACAAATACCAAATGAACCTTTGATCAGGTTCATTTATTATTTTTTTAAGTCTTCAACCAATTCTTTTGCATCAGCTTCATTCTTAATTGCATATTTATCTCTAGAATCCTTTGACATCAATACATATTCATCATATAATCTCATTAATAATGAATCATCTAATTCATCAATTAAATTTAATTTATCATTAAAATCATTTGATGACAAAAATGTATTAATATCTACTCCACCAATCGAACTAATTGATCTTGATAATAATTGTTTTCTCATTTCATATGAAAATTGTACCGTCCCATCATATTGAGCAGAAGACATTAATGAATCTTGTATTTCTTTTCCTTTAAGAGATTGTAATTCCCAAATATTTCCATCAAGCTCTACATTTCTAGTAGTTCTTGATACTCCAATAAGCATATTAATACGTTTTTTAGCACCTTCACTTAAACGTTCTTTTCCAGTTATTTTAGCTCTTCTAGCTTCTTGAAAATGTCGTTCCGTTTCAGCTAAATTTTCATCATTATTCATTAAATTTTGAGGAACATGATATCCACTAGCATCAGGAATTTCTAATTCTCTCATATCAGGCGCTGCAAACTTTTTATTAGTAATTGAACTCTCATAATTAGGCATTATCTATTCTCCAAAAGCAAATATCCCTACAATCTTATATATCAATTGTAAGGATATTTATTTGAATTTAATTATGTCTATTTGATTGCAAACTAAATGCTATTTATTAGAATGCACCAGAGCCATCAGGATTTAACATATCAATTAAGCCACCAGCATCCAGTGCGCCTCTTCTTCCAGCAGACCCTGTATCAGCGGCTTGTTCAATGTTAGGAATTGGATTGCTGAATATGGCATGTTGAATTCCTCTTTCGCCGCCCTTAGCAGCAGATTGTGCTGCAGAGCCACCAGCATTAGGATCTGTGGACCCACCAGTAATAGAGAAGATTGTTTCTGCTTCCCAACTCATTGTTTCTGTAATGATCCAGTTATCAGCATTATAAGTTACATCAATTCCAGTAATCCAAACATTTTTAATTACTGTAGTAATTCTATCTGCAGTTGCTGATTTAGATCTATCTAATATAACAATATCAAAAGGATATACTTGAGCAGAAACATGAATAAATCCCCTGCTAAAAGCTTCAGCTACTCTTAAACTATCAAATCTAATTCTTTGACAGCTGCCAGTAATGTTTGTAGATTGAGTTGGTACAGAGTCAATGTGACCATCTGTTCCGATTTCATCAACCATTTTAATGGTTCGTTTTTCATTAACTGATAATTGTTGAACTGCACCTACAGCAGTATTATTAACATAAATAATAATATTGGTAGAAATAGCAGTGCTTGTTTTATTTACACCAGTATTATAAGCTAATGTTGAACCCGTATTGGCTGCGGTTAGTGCATTTGGATTTACTGGTCCTGGAGGTGCTGGCATTTATATACTCCCTAAAATTGTTTGTTTCATTTATATTCTATATTATTACATTATTTATTTTATCAGTTGTATTATAAAGTACCAACACTAACTTTGATATAAATAAAATTGATCGGATAATTTGGTTGTACTCTAACACTTATATTCCATTGGCGAGGATCAACGGTATCTCTTCCAACTGTTAAATCTTTATAGTTAGTAATTAATCCTTGTGATGCAAATGCATTCAACATTACTGTTGCCCTAGCATTTAACAACAATTGTGTATCAGGAGTTTCTGGAGTACCAACAAATGCTGCAAATCCAGCACGTAAACTCTTAGCGATTCTATCTCTAATGAAAACAATGCTAATTTCTTGTTCTTCTGGGAATCCACTTTGAGTTGTTGTAATTCCCCAAATAACTCTTCCACCACCACTAACTGGTTGTAGTACTGTTACTCCAGCAGCTGCCAATGACTCTAATGTTAATGTAGAGTATTGCTTGTTTCTTAAGATTGTAAATCCACTTAATACCTTATTGGTTAATGGGTTTTGTATACTTACATCAGCTGCAAAGAATCCTGCTGCAGCAGCTGCAATATAGAAACCATCTACTAAAATATTTTCTGCTCCAGCCTGAACAACTATTTGATCTGGATAGAAGTATACCGCTCTAAATGTATTACCAAAAGCATCAGGTACAGAATAGTTAGCCAAGTCTTCTACATTTCCAGCTAATACATCTGTAATTGTTGCCCCTTGAATACCTTCTAAGATACCAATATCTTCTACTGCTGCTGCGCTGAATCCTGTTAGATTATCTGGTTTCAATCCACTTATAGCGCCTATAAATAATACTCTTTCTTTTTTATTACGAATATTACTCATTGACTTACAATGACTCAAAGAGTTTTGAAAGATTACAGAAATTGTTTGTTTTGGAAGTGGTACTAAAATATCACATTCAACAAGTTCTAATGAAGCTAATGCATTGATCCAACCAGCATCATAGAATGTAGCTTCCTTATAATCTACTAAGGTAACTCTTAATCCATATCCATTAGGAACAACGTTTTTATTGATAACAACATAATTGCTAACATCAGTGGAATCTAATACTTCATATCTTAATCCACTTTCATTTACTACAACTTTTTTAATAGTTACTGTAAATGAGCCAGATGCAGTAATATCATACAAACCATTATTTGCAACAGTTCCATTAATTTGAATTCTCTTGGTCGCAATGCCAGTAAGAGATCCAAAATCAATTGTTGCGCTGGTTAATGTTGCAGTTGCTGTTGATAATATTGGAGTTATAACACCATCAGTTCCAGACCCGCCAACTACCGGCAAACCTGTTGTAGGATCTATTACTTGAAATGCTACCGTTACACCAGCAGCAAAATCAGGAAATGATCCATCATATGTTGAATATAATTTACCACTAGTAACTGCACTTACTATATAGCTGCCAATATTTGCAACATTTTCTGCTTCAATAATTTTTAATGTTTT